GAGAGAAGAACAAGCTAAAGCTGTTAAGTGGCAAGCTGAAGCACAGCAATCAGTACCTACTGAGCTAGATATGCAAAGCAAGATGATGGATATGCAGAAGAAAGCAGTAGAGATTGCTAAAACAGAGGCAGACGTTAAGAGACAAAACAGTGAAACTGCTAGGAACGCTCCTGAAGTTGACCATCTCAAGTCTGAGACTGCTTTGAACATGGCAAACGCAAGAGCTAAGGATAAGGAAACAGGTACTTCTCCGATGGTAGATAGCGTATCTCCTGAAGAACAAGTGGTCATGCAACACGATGCAGCTAGAGACGCTGTACTGGGACAACTTAAACAACCAACGGGGGCTATTTAAATGGCGAGAGTACTTACAGAAGATGCTTGGTGGACTGATGATTTAATTGAACATCTTATAAAGGTAGAAGGGTATAAGTCAGGTAGTTACAACAGCCATGAAGGAGGAAATAATACTGTAGGTATAGGGCATAAGCTTACTGATACTGAATTGCAGACAGGAATCATTATACTTAATGGCCAAAAGATTATGTGGAGAAATGGGCTAAGTAAACCAGAGTCTATAGCTCTTGCAAAGCAATATTCAATAGCCTTATTTAAAAAAATTGGTGTGAATCCAGAAGAATTAAACGCCAAGCAAGTAAATGCGATTGTAAATGTAGGGTTTACTCTAGGCAGTACTAAACTTAAAGCTACTAACTTTTTAAAAGCGGTGTTAGCTGAGGAGTGGAGGGAAGCTTGGAGAAACGTTACAGATATACACACTACTAACGGCGAGACTGGGGTTAAAACAGGCTTAGGACAAAGATTTCCTGAACTGGCAAAGTTAAATAATCAAGAAGACCATTTACTATACGCTAGACATAACCCTATAGACCCTAAGAATAACTATATGTCGATACCAGTTGAACGCTATACTGAGGAGAAGCATGGCGTACATACACAGACACCTAAGACTTTTGCACAGTATACGGTAGAGAAGAATCAAGCCTATGTTGACTCAAACGATAAGAACAATTTCAACTACCTCTCCTTTGATGATTGGAAGAATGACCTGCCGCCTAGTGGCTTGCCTTTAGCTCCAGAAACTTCAGGAGAACCAGAAGGCGAGAGAGTCGAGATGAATATTCCAAACCTTGTGAAGGAAAGACAGGGAAATAAAACTAAGGTAGCTGGAGAAGTTCAGCTTGCAGCCCTTATGGAGAAAGAAGGGGAAGACTTTGATTTGTTTGGTTGGATATATAAAACCGCTAAAGAGAAACTCATAGACCCTGTAAGTGACTTAGGACAAAAAGTATTAGGAGTTTTAGAAGGCGGTGAACAAGACGGTTTGGATGTTTTAGTAGATTTATTTAATCAAGACTCTGCTCCTTATCAATATGGATTACGTGGCGGCCCGAAAGGAAAAGGAGCTATTAAGAATAGTCCCAGAGTAATGACCTTAGATAATATGTCTCCACAAGAGATGTCAAAAATACAGATGCGTATGCAAGCAGAAGCTCCTAATAAACAAGAGGATGCTGAATTTCTATCTGCACGGGCGGCTTTAGAAGCACGGATGAACGGACAAAGTAGTACTGAAGAAGCAGTAGAAAGTCCTGAAGCTATTCCTGTAGAAGCAGTAGAAAGTCCTGAAGCTATTCCTACAGAAGCAATAGAAAGTCCTGAAGTTACTAATGAACAGCCTATAAAGGAAAGCAAAATGGAAAACGAAGATTCAAATTATCTTGTAGATGTAGGCAGTGACGTTATAGATTGGATTAAAGAAAATCCAGCAGAAGCGGCAATGTGGGCAGTATCCTTACATCCTGCTGGTAGATTAGCTAAGGCTGGGTATCACGGCATGAAATTTCTTGCTACAAAGTTTGGGACAAAAGCAATTCAAGGTGCAAAGAAAGTAGCTTCCAACCCTAATGTTAGACGAAAATTAGGGGATACTCAGAAAACTTGGGGTAAAGGCGGAGCTAACAGAACTGTTAATGAGAAAGTTTATTCTACGCGAGCGCGAGCCGAGACTGCAATTAGAACGCAACAATCTAGAGGCAAGCTAGAAGTAATGAAAACTAAAGATGGCTACATAGCAGTACCTACCAAAGGTAATGTAGCTGGGAATGTTGCATCAAAAGCAGCAATACCTGTAGCTGCTGGTGTGTCGATATTTGGAGGTTCTGATAAAGAGACTGATGCTGATTCTACTGCTGAATTATCTTTTGACGATGCACTTGCCGAAGCCCTAAAGAACACTAAAGAGAGGTATCATCCAGAGAATAACCCTAATGCTACTTTTGAATATCAAGGCAAAACTTACGCAGCTTGGTCGTATAAAGACCAAGATTCCTATTCCAAGATTGGTGATTTAGGCGGTCAAGAACAAGAAGATGATAACTGGATGCAAGACCTTCTACAGAAAGTTGGTGTTAATTACTTTGACAACGAGTACATCTACGGTAAGAGAGCAGGTGACAAAGGAGACTTTACTTTAGATAACATGACTCCAGAGGAAATGCATAAAGTATCTTTACATATGCAAGCTGTCGCTAAAAATAAACAAGACGATTCTAAGTTTAAGATAGCACAAGCAGAACTTTATGAAGCGATGGCAGACGAGATAGAGTAGCAGTAATGAAAACAAACGAACAATTCTTTAAAGACAGACTAGCTATGTGTGAAACAGAAGGCTGGCGAGACTTAGTTGAAGAATTAACAACCATCTCCAATCAGCTACAAGACGTTGAAGCTATTGGAACAATGGAAGACCTTTGCTTTACGAAAGGTCAACTTGCAGTTATTCGATTAGTTACATCAATGGAAGACGCTGCGAAATTTAGTATGGAACAATCTTCGTGATTAATTTATTAAGCTTGGAAGACTCCATAACATTACCCCATAATCCCTTTAGGGACGGAGAAATAGTATGAGTATTATAGTAGACACAGAAACCCCAGTAATTGAAGCTAGTTCAGAAGAAAGTCAGGTAATGCCTGAAGCTGTTGTTGAAGCAGCAGCAGAAAGCACTGAAGTTATTACTGAACATGAGACGATTGATGAATCATTACCTGAGAAGTATCAAGGTAAATCAATAGCAGATGTTATTGAGATGCATCAGAACGTTGAACAGGCTTTAAGCAAGCAAGGGATAGACTTAGGAAAGCAACGGGCAACTGTTGGTTCTCTAATGGAAGCTCTTGAACAACAAAAGGTGACTGTAGAAACTGAAGTAGACCAGTTCTCAGGTAACGAAGCCTCAGAGGAAGACTTCTATGCAGACCCTGCAGCAGCAGTTAAGTCAGCAATAGAACAACATCCTGAAATAGTGAGAGCGAGAGAAGAGAGAATTAACTTAGAGCATCAGCATAACGCAGAGTCTCTAGGTGCAGTACATCCCAATTTTAAGGAGACTGTTAAAACAGAAGAGTTTCAAAATTGGGTTGAAGCCAGTACTTTTAGGACAGAACTTTTCCTTAAAGCAGATAACCAATATGACTTAGAGGCAGCTAAAGAGTTGTTTGGTACTTGGGAACAAATACAAAATGTTACCAAAACTAAGCAAGCTTCAGTTAAATCTGAGAAAAGTAGGAAGGATGCTTTAAGACAAATGAGTTCTGAATCAAGGACAGGTGGAGAGTCTCTCGGAGGTAAAAAAGTATATCGAAGAGCTGATTTAATAAATTTGCAAGTAACAGACCCTAACCGTTATGCCGCGTTAGCTGATGAAATTCAGCAAGCGTATGCAGAAGGAAGGGTTAAATAACTTAATTAACGGAGAAATAAAATGCCATTAGGTACTAATAACACAACACTTACGACTTCTGCTAACTTCATTCCTGAGCTATGGTCAGATGAAGTTATCGGTTCGTATAAATCGAACTTGGTTCTAGCTAACTTAGTTACGAAGATGTCTCACAAAGGTAAGAAAGGCGATAGCATCAATATTCCTAAACCTAATCGTGGTTCTGCTTCTGCTAAAGCTGCTGGTTCACAAGTAACTTTAATTGCTGATACTGCAGGAACATTGCAAATCAACATCAACAAGCATTACGAATACTCAAAACTTATTGAAGATATTGCTGAAGTACAAGCATTAGCTTCTATGCGTAAGTTCTACACTGATGACGCAGGACACGCTCTTGCTACTCAAGTAGATGATGATTTGTTTGCTTTACTTGAAGGTCTACAAAGCGGTACTGTAGGCGGTACAGGTGCAGCAGCTTGGGAAAAAGCTGTAATTGGTGGCGATGGTGCTACTCTTTACACAGGTGCTTCTTCTAATGCTTCTGATATTACAGATGTTGGTATTCGCAAGATGATTCTTAAGCTTGATGATGCTGACGTTCCTATGGACTCACGTGTATTAATCCTACCTCCTATTGCGTCTAACGACTTACTGGGTATTAACCGTTTCACTGAGCAACAATTCATTGGTTCAGGCGATGCGATTAAGACGGGTAAGATTGGTCAGATTTACGGTGTAGATGTATATGTTTCATCTAACTGTCCTACTGTTGGTTCAGACAGAATCGGTGGTTTGTTCCACAAAGATGCTTTC